AGTGATGTTGTCCTTAGTAGTAAAGGCAGCTATGGTGTTGTTCTTCGTGGCACTCCCAAGGGCGATTTGATCAAATGGTTTAAGAATAACAAAGGCGAAGTTATTCATAAGTATCGTTCTTTAGATATGATTAATGATGATTTAACATTTAAGTACGATGGTAAGGATAACAGAATTATTAAGGTTTACAGAGTGACAGACCAACACGACATGACTACTTTAAATGCTATTGATAACAAGTATCTTATTTATGAAGAGAAGATTAAAGAGGTTAGTATGGCTGATTTAGAGAAGATGTATGGTTGTAAAGTAAAGATAGTGAAGTAAAGGAGATAAAAAATGGAAACAATTTTAAGTTTATTAATGGAAAATCCAGAAGTATTAACACCTACAATTAAGGAATTAATTGCTAAGTATAAGCCTATGGTATATGAACTCGCACAAGAAGTAGTAGAAGTTTATAAGGATTATTCTAACAACACAGAACACCCAGCTGTCGTAGCAAAGGTAAAGAAGAATATGTATGATGCATATGTAAATGCAGGATTCACAGAGGATCAGGCTTTGGCTCTTATGATTAACGATAATATTCAATTGATGAAGAATATTCAGAAGGCTACTGGTTCTGTAAAGGTTAATAACAAGTAAGATATGGTAATAAATAAATAGTTAGACTAATTAAAAATAGATGAAAGGATGTGAAATTAATAGATGTTAAACAAAGATGGACAAAGAGAATTAGTTTATGTTGTAAGAGTTGATAGTATTGAACCGATTCATGGAAGAGACAGAGTTGAGTGTGCTAAAGTAGGTGGATGGACGTGTATGATCCCAGTTGGTGCTTTTAAGCCAGGTGACTTAGGAATTTATTTTGAAATTGATTCAAAACTCGACACCTCTAAACCAGAGTTTGCTTTTACGGAAAAATATCATGGAAAAATCAAGACACAAAAGTTTGCCTTAAAAGATGCAGAAGGAAATAAAATTGGTAATTTCTATTCACAAGGACTATTAATGTCTGCTCAAGATTTTGGTTGGACAATTCATGCAGATTCATATGGCATGACTATTGTAGCAGAGACTGAAACTGGTGGAATTGAATCATTTGAAGAAGGTGATTTCCTTACATCAAAATTAGGAGTTACATATGCAGATCCAGAAGATAATAAGAGAAAAAGCAACAAGAATAATCCAAATGCAAAATATCAACGTATGATGAATAGACATCCTAAACTTGCAAAGAGTAGATTTGGTCGTTGGTGTATGAAGCATGTGTTTGCTAAGAAACTATTGTATTTAATTCTTGGTGGAGATAAAAAGAATGGTGTTAAGAGTTTCCCTTCACATATTGTTAAGACAGACGAAGAGAGAGTTCAAAACTGTTTTTCACATGTACATTCTATTAACACTAAGTGGATCGGTACAGAAAAACGAGATGGGACGAGCACCACAATGTCTTTAAAAGGTCATGGTAAAAATCAAGAATATTTTGTTTGTTCTAGAAACGTTGTCATGACAAATCGTAAAGATGGTTCGTGGTATGATATAAATGTTTATACTGAAATGGCAGATAAATATTCAATTAAAAATATTTTAGAAGCTTTACTTACAGATGAATATGAATTTGTAACTATTCAGGGTGAAACATTTGGAGAAGGAATTCAGAAAAGAGATTATGGTTTAAAAGAGCATGTATTCGAAGTGTTCAATGTAATTTTTGGATACAAAGATGGAACAACAAAACGCCTTAATCCTATTGAAATGAAAGAACTTATGGACAAATATAATGTTCCAACAGTTCCAATTGTAGCAACTGATATTGTTCTTCCTGATACTTGTGAAGAAGTGTTGGCTATGGCTGGTGGTGAAGCTGCAACTTATGGTGGTATGAGAGAAGGACTTGTGTTCAGAAGTTTAGATGGTGTTCATAGTTTTAAAGCTGTTGATAATGAGTTTTTAGTAAAATATCATGGATAATGTGAAGATATGGGAAGATTTAAAGATTTAACAGGACAAAAGTTTGGGAGATTAACAGTATTATATAGAGATTTCCCATATAAAAATCCAACAAAATGGGTATGTGAATGTGAGTGTGGTAACATTAAGCCAATTCGAGGTACTGCACTCACTGGAGGAATAACATTATCATGTGGTTGTTTAAAAAATGAAAACTTGGTTGGTCAAAAATTTGAGCGTTTAACTGTAATAGAACTTTTAGACAGAAGAACAAAACATAGACAAAAGATATATAAATGTCAATGCGAATGTGGAAATGTTGTTGATGTTGTATCTACTGATTTAAAATCAGGTAATACTAAAAGTTGTGGTTGTTATAATGTTGAATTAGCCCAAAATAGATGTGTTGATATTAGTGATCAAAAATTTGGTTTGTTGACTGTATTAAAAAAAGGAACTGGGGACGCTCCAGGAGTACTTTATTGGGAATGTCAGTGTGATTGTGGTAATATTACTAACGTACCATCAAGAAATCTACGAGAAGGTCGTACAATAAGCTGTGGCTGTATTCATTCACTTGGCGAACAAAAAATATCATCTATTTTAAAAGTAAATAATATATCATATAAACCGCAATATACTTTTGATAATTTTAAATTTGAGGATACAAATGGAACACCAAGATACGATTTTGGCATCATAGATAATAATAATAATCTTTCATATCTTATTGAATATGATGGCATTCAGCATTTTAAAGCAATTGGTGGTTGGAATGATGTAGAATCTTATGAACAAAGACATTCGCATGATATAGCAAAAAATATCTATTGTCTAAACAATAAAATACCATTAATTAGAATTCCATATTACATATATAATGAATTATCTATTGATGATTTATTGTTAGAAACTAGCAAATATATAGTAACAACTCCAAATATGGAAGAAGCAGAAGAATTGGCAGTAGACGAAACTAATTAAAACTAATTAAAAATAAAAATATAAGAAAGAGAATATAAAACTAGAAGATTGATAACTAAAATTAAGATTCAGGCAATTGCTCAAGGAGCACTTTGGTTTGCCTTCGAGAAAGGAGGTAAACCATGAAAACTGTTGAAGATTTTGAAGCAGCTTACTTCTATCAAAAAAGTAAGAATAGTTGTGAATGTAAAAAGTGTCACACCGATTTTGTCTTCAAGCCTGATGAAGCTTGGTGGGACAATAAAGGGTACGGATATTCTACAAAGCTCGTACATTGCTCAAATTGTGGATGTGTTAATGTAGTTAAACATTCAGAAGATTATGGGTTCAGTCGCATGAATTACGACAGAAGATTATATTTTAAAAACAAATAATTAAATTTGTTACTAATTAATTATATATTATATAAATATAAATAAAGGAGAAAAAATATGGCAAAGAAAGAAACAACAAATGCATTAGAGAAAAAAGAATGGGTGCAAAGATTCAACCTTGTTGGAGAAGCAAAGATTAATGATTTCACATACAGAATTGATGCTAAGTCTGAAAAGTCAGATTGGGTTTATAATTCTATTAATTTAGGTGTATTTTGTGGTGAGAAGTCAGGAAATGTATTTTGTGAATTAATGGGCGGTTATGGCTCGGAAAGAGACAATATAGTTTATGTTCACGGTAAGAAGGAAGACGGCACAGATGACTTTGAGAATTCTTATACTATTGATTGGGATGATCGTTTCGATGAGTCTATTTTAGCTGATATCGGCGATTTAAGCTTTACTACAGTAGGACTTGCGAAGACAGATAAAGATAAGACTTTCTACAAGAAGTTCTTAACACCATATGATACTATTGCTTATATTAATGAGTATCTTGAAGATGGTATGGTTGTTAATGTATCTGGTAACTTACGTTATACTGTTTATAATGGTAATGTACAGTGTAGAAAAGAAATTAGTTCAATTGCTTTATCTTCTGCAACACCTGACAAGTATCGTGCAACATTTACTCAGACTATGTTAATTGATAAAGATAGTTGCACTCAGGATTCTTTAGATAAAGATAAATCATCTTTAATTATTGATGCTTATATCTTAGAAAAATTTAAGGAATATAATGGTTGGGATCTTACTGATAATGGTAAGGTTAAAGGTGGAAAGTTTGTTCCATTAAAGAGACAGTTTGAATTCCCAGTTGATATTTCTACTGCTGAGGGTAAGGAAAAAGTTAAGAAGGTAATGGCTAAACTCTTTAAAGTTAAGAAGGGTGTTACTCAGATTACTTTTGAGGGTGAGTTCGTAGAAACAGGTGCTACTGTTCAAGCTACTATGGATGATGTTCCAGATGATATTAAGGAACTTATTGATATCGGAGTTTATACAGAGGAAGAAGCATTAGCTAAGTGTTCAGAAAATGGTTCTCGTGAAAGAAGAATGCTTATCTTAAAGCCTATGATTAAAATGGTAGGTGAAGAAGGAGATAAAAAACCTGAAGTTCAGAGAATTGATGAAAAGTTCTCAGAAGATGCTTTAATAATGGAATGTTTATCTCCAAAGGATGAGGACGAGGACGAAGATGAAGATGGTTACGATGTAGATACAGATGATGTTGACACAGATGAGACAGAAACAACTTCTGATGATTCTGATGACTGGTTAAATTCACTTTAAAACTAACTAATAATATAAAAACAATATAACAACTACTGCATCTTTATGGTGCAGTAGCTTAATGAAAAGGAGATATAATAATGGCGAAATTTGGTAAGAAAAATCACGTATCTATTAATTTACTTGACTATTCAACTTGTCTTTTAGGAGAGGCTAAAGTAGGTAAAACTACTCTTATTAAAGAAGTATGTGAAAAGCTTGCAGGTGAAGATGGATATTTATTCTTAGAATTCGGTGATGAACGAGGAGCTGCAGCAATTGAAAATATCAATTATGAAAATGTTGAGTCTTGGTGGTCAGATGAAGATGAAGATATTGTAGGATTAGCAGATATCGTAGAAGATATTTGTGAAAATAAAACAACAGATTATCCTAATTTAAAAGTAGTGGTTTGGGATACATATGATCAGATTATTCCTCTTGCAGAAGAAGAAGCAATTCGTTTATATAATAAATCTGTATCATCTGATAAAAAAGCAGAAACAATTAATGGTGCTTGGGGCGGTTTTGGTCGTGGTGAAAAGAAAGCCATGGAACTTATGTGGGATATGAAGAACCGTCTTAAGAAAGTTGGTGTAGAGACAATTATAATTGGTCACGTTAAGACTAAAGATATTACAGATACAGTAACTGGAGAACAGTATCAGATTTTAACTTCTGACCAGCAACAAAATTATTTTAATGCATTAAAGAAGCAATTACACTTTTTAGCTCTTGCTTACGTTGATCGTGAGATAGTAAAAGAGAAGACAGGCAAAAAAGACATCAAAGGTAAGGATGTTATGAAGAGTTCTATATCAGAGGAAACTAGAAAGATTAAGTTCCGTGATGAAGGTTATGCAGTTGATGCTGGTTCACGTTTCAGTAATATTGTACCTGAAGTTCCTATGAATGCAGATGAATTTATTAAGGCTATTGAAGATGCTATTAAGGCAGAACAATCAAAGAGTGGTAAATCATTTGAAGAAACAAAAGCAGAACAAGAAGCTGCAGAAGCAGAGAAGTTAAAAGAAATTGCTAAAGCTGAAAAAGCAAAAAAGGCTCAGAAATCTGTAGATGAAGTTATGGCAAAGGTTTTAGATTTTATTAAAGAAAATAAATCTAATATGGATACTATTAAACCTATTGTTGATAGATGTAAAGAAGCAGGTGTTAAACCTACAGAAGTTACTGATATGAAGTTGGCTAAAGAACTTCTTGCTATGATTGAAGAGTAATTAATAATATAAAATAAAATAGTATAAAAGTATACGCTGCAAGAGTAATCTTGTGGCTGTACTTGTATAAAGATTAAATGTAACTAGAAAACAACAAGACATAAGGAGTTATTATGGCTAATAAAAAAATGACAGAAGAAGAAAAAATTCAGTGGAGAGAACTTTGTGAATGGATAGAAGTTAATATCTTCAATTATGATATAAAAACTCAACGTCTTCAGAAAAAAGCTTGTTTAATTCTCAAAGGTCTTCAAACTGGTCAGAATGTTGCAAATAATAATTGTGAAAAATTCGGTGATTATCCTTTTAATGTCATCCTTATGACTTTTAAGGCTAATAAATTAAAAATTCAAAATGCAATTCGTAATAAGGATTTTGAAGATGAATCAAATAAGATGTCTTATGTTTGTGCTATCGTGAGAGACAAAATTAATGATATGTATAGTAGATATTTGAATGCTCAAAAAACTCAAGAAAAAGTTGAGAGTGTTGATACAAGTATTATGACTCATGAGGGTGCTGAATATAAGACT